GCGGACGCGCTGACGGCAATGAACGTGGCCGTCGCCATCGTCGCGCTCCTGTTCCTCGTCGCGGCCGCATGCGTCGTCACGGGGATCGGCCTGCTGGCCGGTGCCGCATGGGCGCTGATTGCCGTCGGGCTGCTCCTCTTCGGCGCGGCGATCGCGCTCCGGGCCGGGCTGAAGCCGCATGGCTAGCGCCCTCGCACTCCTGGCGCAGGCGATCGCCCCGAAGACCAAGGCCACCGAGGGCGAGTATCGCCCCGGGCCGTATCTCCTCGAGGGCGGCTGGCTGTCGGCAACCGCAGGGCGGGTGATGAACTGGTGGCAGAACGGGCACTCGCTCGCGCCCTATGGCGAATGCAGCGCCATGGTGGAAGCGTGCATCTCGGCCTACGCCCAGACGATCGCGATGTGCCCGGGCGGGCACTGGCGGAAGGACGCGGACGGCGGGCGGACGCTGATCGAAGGGTCGCCGCTGTCGCGGATCCTCGCCCGGCCGAACGACTACCAGTCGATGTCGGACGTCCTCCTCAATCTCGGACGGGCGCTCTACGGCAAGGGCGAGGCGTTCGGGGTGGTGCTGCGCGATGCGCGCGGCGAGCCCGCCGAGCTCCATCTGATGCGGCAGGGCTCCGCGCTGATCGCCGAGGACGGGACGATCTTCTACCAGCTGGCGGGGAACGAGGTCCTCGAGCAGCGGATGAGCTTCGCGGACCCGATCCCGGCGCGCGACGTCCTCCATGTGCGGCTGCACACGCCGCGGAACCCGCTGAAGGGCGAAAGCCCCATCCTGTCGACGGTGCTCGACCAGGCGCTCGCCGGCGTGGCGATGAACCAGCAGGTGACGTCCTACCTCAACGAAGCGCGGGCGGCGTTCGTCCTCGAGACGGACCAGCAGCTGTCGCGCGAGCAGACGAGGGATCTCCGCGCCGCGTGGGACGAGCAGACCAAGGGCGAGAAGGCCGGAGGCACGCCGATCCTCGCCTGGGGGCTGAAGGCCAACAAGATCACGCAGAGCAACGCCGACGGGCAGCTCGCGCAACTCCTCCAGATGTCGCAGCAGAACGTGGCGCTGGCGTTCCGGATGCCGCTGCAGATCCTCGGGATCGGCGGCACGCCCTACGCGTCGACCGAGCTCCTGATGCAGTCATGGATCGCGAGCGGCCTCGGCTTCGCGCTGAACCACATCGAGGAGGCATTCGGGCTCCTGTTCCGCCTGAAGGGCCTTCCCAGCGAGTATCTCGAATTCGACACCCGCGCGCTGCTCCGCTCGGCCTATCGCGAGCGGATCGAGGCGATGGCGCGCAGCGTCATTTCCGGGATGCACAGCCCTGACGAGGCCCGCGAGGATCTCGACCTGCCGAAGGTTGCCGGCGGCTACGGCAAGGAACCGCGCGTCCAGCAGCAGGTCGTCCCGCTGAGCTGGGCGGTGAACCATCCGCCGGCGCTGCCGGCGCCCGCGGCCGCGCCGTCACCGGCGCCCCCGGACGATGACGAAGCGGCCCAAAGCGCCGAGAGGGGTTTCGATGGCTACAGCTCAGGCGACCTCCTCGACCTCGCCGCCGAGATCGGCCGGGTTGCCGCCTGAACCGGTGAAGAGCCTCCGCGAGGCGCTCGCGGAGGTCATCGCCCGCAAGGAGCAGGAGTGGCGGCGCGCGCTCGACCTGGTGCGGGCGGAGGCCTCGGCGGTGGTGGCGGAGGCGCGCGCGAGCGTTGCCGCGTCACGGGCCGAGATGCTGGAGCTGCGGTCGACGATCGAGCGTATGACGGCCGAACGGCTCGCGACGCTGAAGGACGGCGAGCCCGGCCGGCCGGGCGACAAGGGCGAGCCCGGGCCCGAAGGCAAGCCCGGCGAGAAGGGCGAACCCGGCGAGCGGGGCGAACCCGGGCCCGAAGGCAAGCCTGGCGAGAAGGGCGAACCCGGCGAGCGGGGCGAACCCGGCCCCGAAGGCAAGCCTGGCGAGAAGGGCGAACCCGGCGAGCGGGGCGACCCCGGCCCCGAAGGCAAGCCTGGCGAGAAGGGCGAACCCGGCGAGCGGGGCGAACCCGGACCCGAAGGAAACCGTGGCGAGAAGGGCGAACCCGGCCAAGGCGGCAATCCCGGTCCGGAAGGGAAGGCCGGCAAGCTGCCGATCGTCGCCGACTGGGCGGACAGGGTCCACTACGACGGCGACGTCGTCAGCCATCGCGGTTCGACCTACCAGGCGCTGCGCGACACCGGGCGCGAGCCGCCGCATGCCGACTGGCAGCTGGTCGCCGCCGGCGGCCGCGACGGCGCGGACGGTCGGTCGATCGAGGTGACCGGCACGTTCGACCCGACCCGCCGGTATGCGCGGCTCGAGGTCGTGACGCTCAACGGCGGATCGTTCGTGGCACGGCGGGACGATCCCGGCCCGTGCCCGGGCGAGGGCTGGCAGCTGCTGGCGTCGCAGGGTAAGGCCGGAAGGCCGGGCGAGAAGGGCGAACGCGGCGAGCCGGGGCGGCCGGGCGAGCGCGGCGCGCCGGGGCCGGGTGTCGCCGGCGTCGCGGTCGACGGCGAGGGGCTCCTCACGATCGTCCAGGCGGACGGATCGACGCTCGAGGCCGACCTCTACCCGGTGCTGTCGAAGCTCAACCGGTAGGGACCAGCATGGCGCGGCCGAAGATCATCGAGGCGGCGGACCCGGTGGTGACCTGGGACGAGGCGCGGCTCCACCTCCGCATCGATGCCGCCGACGAGCAGCCCTATGTCGAGCTGCTGATCGCGGCGGCGACGTCGCACATCGACGGGCTGACGGGCGTCCTGAACCGGGCGGTCGGGCTCCAGACGGTGGAGGAACGGTTCGACGCGTTCGACGACCGGCTGACGCTCGAGCTCGGCCCCGCGGTGGCGATCGCCGGCACCTATGGCGCCTCCCTGCCGCTCGGCGTGTTCCACGTCGACGAGGCGGGGGACGAGCAGGCGGTCGACGACGAGATCTATGCGCTCGACGGGGACGGGGTCGTGCTGCGCGACGGCGCGGCCTGGCCGACCGACGTCTCCGCCGATCCGGGCGCGGTCATCGTGCGCTACCAGGCAGGCGAGGAAGGCGACGTGCCGGCGGCGCTCCGCCACGCGATCCTGCTCCTCGTCGCGCACTGGTACGCGAACCGCGAAGCGGTCGTGACCGGCACGATCGCGACGGCGCTACCGTTTTCCGTCGAGGCGCTTCTGAAGCCGTACCGCGCCTGGCCCGAGAAGGTCTGCTGATGGAGGCCGGCGCGCTGGACCGCCGGATCGTGATCGAGCGGCCGACGACGACGCGCGAGCCGCCGATCTACGAAGCGCTGCCGGCGTGGGAAACCTATGCGACGGTGTCCGCTTCGATGCACCCGGCCACCGCCGGCGAGCGTCTGTCCGCCGGCGAACGGGGCGCCGAGGCGAATACCGTGTTCGAGATCCGCCTCTCGAACGGCGTCCGCCTGACCGATCCGACGATGCGCGTCGTCCACGACGGGGTGACGCACGAGATCCTCGGCGTCGTGCCGATCGGCCGCCGGGTGGGCCTCCGGCTCATTTGCGTGGCGCGTAACGAGGGCGGGATGCCTGCCTTCCGATACTGACCGAAAGGGACGCCTTACATGGCCAATGCAATCTATCCGATCTACAAGACTGCGCTGATGTCGGCGTCTTCGAACGTTTCGCTGACGGTCAACGATACGACGGACGGTCCGTTCTGCGCGCTGGTCGACACGGGCACCTACACTTACTCGGCGGCCCACGATTTCTACAACGACCTGTCGGGCATCGTCGGCACCGACCAGCGGATCGCGTCGCCGACCGTGGGCTCGGTCGCGCAGGGCGTTTTCGACGGTGGCGACCTCACGTACACGGCGGTGTCGGGCAACTCGGTCGAGGCGCTGGTGATCTACCGGAAGAACGCAGGCGCAAACACGACGTGGCGGCTGGTCGCCTTCATCGACACGGGCGTGACGGGGCTGCCGGTGACGCCTAACGGCGGCGACATCACCGTGACCTGGAACGCGTCGGGCATCTTCCTCCTCTGACGGCCGACCGCGTCCCCATCCCAGACACAAGGAGCGCATCCATGATCTTCACGATCGCCGGCACCGGCGCCG